TCTCGGCGGTTTAGGTCGCCCACGTCCGGGTGGGAATCCGTCAGCTCCTGGCGGTGCAAGGGGACTCGTAGTCAACTTCAACTCACCAATCGACTCGGTTAGTGCCGGACGTGAAATCTCCCGTGTACTGAAAGACTATGAGCGTTCCAACGGTGGCCGACGATAATGACAATCCGCGAAAAGTTCCTTTACGGCCTTATCCAATTTGAGACCGCTGCATGGTCATCACCATTCACCTGGGTGGATCGCACAGCTTCAATCGTAAACGGTATTAGTTATTCCGAGGGTGGACGTGTCACTACGCCTGGACAATCGCAAACCGATGTGGGCACGCTCAACGTCACGTTCAAGAATGCGGCCACTATCCCTGCCGTTGGTGACATTGTTCGCTTACGTCGTTACGATACGTCAGAATACGCTTTTACAGGCTACGTGCAGGACGTGTCACAACGTGTCGTATTTGATATGACAACTAAGTTGACAGACCCAATCACATTGACATCAATTATTTGTGGCGACTGGGTTGGGTATTTGTCACAATTCAATGCTGTTGGTGCTGGTGGAAATACTTACTCCACTGGCACACAACTAGACGAGTCGTACTACTATTTCGATTCCCGTTTGCAAGCTTTGAACATGATTCAAGACCCAACAAACTCAACCAACATTATTCAACTGTTGTGGACTACACCCAGCACTGGCAATTTGTTTGGTGACACGGACATGGTTGGTTCACTTACGGATCATCTTGATTTGGTTGGACGTACTGAACCTAACTTTGTTTGGTGGGGTTCACATAATTTGCCGACCAATATCACTACAGGCCGGACCAGTCTCGTACAAACAAACCTCACAACTAACTTGCAGTCCTCGGGCAAAACGTTTACGGACCTTGTAGGTTCAGCCGGACAACTTCACTACACCGAAATTGATTTGGAAAACACTACGGCAAACGTGGCGAACAACATTGTGATCAACAATCACAGTCGTTTGCATGTTGGTTTAGAGGATGTCACCAAAATTGGTGGTTTCAATGAGGAAAACTTTGTCGTTGTCAATGATAAAAAAGTTGTTGGTGTCAATAGGGATGTCCAACAGGACGCAACTTCATCAACTTCGGTTACGACGTATGGTGTTCGTCGCGCAGAATTTGACGCAAATGTTTCTTATTATCAGCCTGTTTACAACCTGGTTATCAATCCATCTATTGAGTATTCCGATGATGGATTTGTCAGTAGCGCAGGTTTCACGTTGCGTAGACGTAGACCCCTAAACGATGTCAACCCGTTCTCTGCATACACAGGTACTTGGTCGATGCGGTTGCGAATGACTGGAAACGCGACGAGCAAGGATGTGACGTATCAGGGTGGTGAGTCTGATGGTATGCCTGTTACGGCTGGGACGACCTATTATTTGAAAGTTTATGCTGCGCGTGGCACAGTTTCACGTACCGATGCGCGGGCAAAAGTGCAAATCAACTGGATTGATGACAACGAGTCAGTTTTGTCCTCGTCAACAGGATCAAACGTCACCCTGACAACTGCAAACACATGGTATTTGTTATCAGTGTCAGCAACTGCACCTACTAACGCGGTTCGAGCAACACTAACGTTGGTATATTCCCGAACAGGTGGCGGAAGCTTGCAACAGTATGACCGCTACTGGAACGACGCCTGGATGATGTCCCCAACCGATACCGCTTATTTTGATGGGGACGTGTTGACAACATCCAGTTATACTTATGGCTGGACTGGTGGTGTTGGTGCGTCACCGTCATATCGTGTAGTCAATAATGTTGACGACCTGGCACAAGACTTTCTCACCAAATACTCCACAACATCCATGCGAGTATCCCGCATTCGTTGGAACGCACAAGAGGACCTATCATCCGTATCGGCAATGACTGTCGGTAAAACAATCTCAATCATTTACAAAGGCACAACAACTACATATCGCATTATCGGAATAGATGGAACTGTCGACCCCGACAGGTACATGATCGACTACTACCTAGTAAAGGCATAACATGACCGAAACAACACGCGCATACATCTACCGCATCCTCATCGCCGCCGGAACCGTGGCAATGGCATACGGCCTCATCACCGCAGACCAAATTGCAGTCTGGCTCGGACTCGCAACCGCAGTGCTCAACATTATGCCTGCGGCCAACACCAAGATCCACGGCGACGATGTCAAGTGACGGAGTAGTCGTCACACTCGAACGCATCTACGAGAAGCTTGTCGAACTTGAGCTGCGTTTGGGTGACCACCCAAAACAACTCGACGACCACGAGCAACGCATTCGCAACCTTGAAATGAAAGTATGGGGTTTCGCTGGACTATCCAGCATTGTCGCCGTCGCCGTTTCACTCATCCTCACGAAAGTAGGCTAATCATGGCAAACGTCAACATTGAACGACCTGTCAAAACAACGCAAATCAATGACGGTTTCGCAGCTCACCTGGCACGTGGCTCATTCACACCCGGTGTCGACTTCAACTGTGCCGTAGGTGAAACTGTGCACGCTGCCGAAACAGGCATTGTGCTGGTGGCCTCGACCAACGCAAACTGTGGTGCAGGCATGAACATCACCATTCGCCACCGTGACGGTTCCCGAACAATCTACTTCCACCTGTCGCAGATTGCAGTCAAACCGTTGCAACGTGTGAAACAGGGTCAGGTTATTGGTAAGACTGGTAACACTGGTACGCAAACGACTGGACCACATTTGCATTTTGCCGTTCAGCAAAAGGGCAAGTTTGTTGATCCAGAGAAAGTGTTTGCACAGACAAAGCGTGACATTGTCCCCGACTAGGTTCTAACCTTTCTCCCTGGTCGGGTGGGGCAGTCGTTCTAGGGGGCGACTGCCCCTGTTTTGTGTCCCATAAATTAGTTGCGGAAACTGTAGCAGATAGTGTTGCGGAAACTGTATTGGTGTGTTACATTGAATACATACCAACAGAAAGGCAAGACCATGGAGAAAATAAAAGCACCCACACTGGCAGAAATTCAATCTGACATCAACTGGACAAAGACTTACATTGGTTATATTCGTGATGCAAAACGTGACGGAGATTACGAAAGAGCAGCTCAATGGGCAAATGAAATATCAGCAATTTGGGGCACAATCTCCTACAAATTTGATGAGGCGAACAATGCCTAAGCAACAAGTATTCAACCTCGGGCGCACCATCATCGTCATAGGCACGGTGATGGTGTGTTCCGGCACATCATGGGCACTTGCAGTCGCTTTCATCGGTTGGGCAATGATGGTCTATGGATCCGCAGAGTGAACGCTGGCCTCACGTCGACATAGTCCGTGACGAGCTGGAACGACTCCGCGCAGAAATGACTGTGGCGGAACATAAAGCGCGAGCCAAACATATTGCTGAACTCAAAAAACGCATGTCCGGGTTCCATATGACACGCGGGGCAATTCAACGTGACTCATTCAAACCCGAAGTTCGGGCGTATCGTCGCACAATGCGCATATTACGTCAGACCCGTGTGTCAAACTTTACTCAAGTCATGCTTGAGAAAGGGGCACGGATCTATGAACGACTCCAGGATGGTGGCACGGTCGCTGACTGACGAATGGTACAAAGCACGCCAACACGGTGTCAGTGCCACAACGGTCGCTAAAGCGGCGTCAGGTCCAGCAGGTTACGACGCTGAACTACAAAACGCATTATTCCCCGAGGACAACGAAGTCGTCGATAACGCGTATATGAAGTTTGGGCGTGACTATGAGGAATGGATTGTCAACGGCCTGCCACCCGAATACAAAATACGACCTAACGACTGGCTTATTCGTGGCGACGGTGACTACCGCTGGCACCTGGCAACCCCTGACGGCCTGAACGATGATTGGTCAATCATTGCCGAAGTCAAGACGACAGGTAAGGATTGGGATGGCAGCGCAATCCCGATTCAGTACCGTCGTCAGGTTCAATGGCAACTGCACGTCACTGGGGCACGCAAGTGTGTGTTCGGTTGGCTACTGCGCACAGAGAACAATGATGGCAACATGGTACCAGCGTGGTACCAACCGAAACACATCATTATGGAACGCGACGAAAGTATGATCGCGCAGCTCATCGAAGTGGCGCAACGATTCATAACCGATTACAACAACTACAAGGAGATGCAAGATGGCTCGCTTCAACCTCGCTGACTACGCCACGGTGCAAGAACGCATTGAAGCGTTCTGGAAAAAGTACCCCAACGGTGCAATCGTCACACGCGATCTAACTACCGACGCTGACCGTGACAAGAAACAATGGCGCGTATACGCAGAGGTTTACTTTACATTTGACGAAGTACGGCCTCGCGGAACAGGTCTCGCGTTCGAGATTGATGGCGGTGCTGGGGCAAACATGACCAGCGCATACGAAAACGCGGAGACCAGTGCGATTGGTCGTGCCCTGGCAACAGCAAACTTCACCACGTCAAAACACCGCGCATCACGCACAGAAATGCAAAAAGCCGAACGAGGCGCACCATCCGAGGCGCAAATCACCGCAAACGACATACAAAACTGTGCAAACCTAAAAGAGCTCGAAGCACTCTGGGCAAAATCCGTCGACTCGGGCGACTCCACCAAACTCATAGCCGACTTCACAGCACGCAAAAAAGCACTCAATGGATAAGTTGCTCACGTTCACCATCCCGGGGCGCGCAGTACCCAAGGGCAGGCCTCGCATGACACGGTCGGGCGGTGTCTACACACCCAAAACAACCGTCGACTACGAAAAGACCGTTGCAGGGGCATGGAACGACAAATTCGGCATGCTCGCACTCAACGGCAAACTACGAGTCACCATAAACATCTACACGGATCGTCACGCAAAACAAGATGTTGACAACCTGGCAAAGTCAATTCTTGACGGTATGCAACGTGCTGGGGCATTCTCTGACGGCGACCATCAGGTGTATTCGTTGGGTGTTATGAAACACGCCGTGACCGAAAACATGTTAGCGACAGTATCGGTTATCGGTTTAGATGACTATGATGGCTGACAGTCGCTAGCACGACCCCCTAATCTTCCCCCGGCCTGTGCTAGCAGGTTCGGGGGATTCCACATTGGAGAACAATGAGTTTCAAGCTTGTCAAAAAGGTCATCCATTCCGATCGTGTCGACGGCATGCACAAACTCATCCTTATCATCCTGGCGGACTACGTCAACGAGGCTAAAGGGAACGCTGCATGGCCTTCCGTCACAACAGTCGCATTACAAGCCGGGGCCAGCATTAGGCACACCCGTCGAATTATCCGCGAACTCGAAACCGAAGGTGTCCTCAAAACGCACAAACAAGCAGGTCGATACGGCACAAACAAGTACGTAATCGACGTGGATAGTCCTGTGGATAACTCTGTCAGGGGGGACACCCATGTCCTCCCTGGGGCGGACATTTACGACACCAAGGGCGGACATTTGAGACATGTTAGGGCGGACACCCATGTCCTCCAAACAGATAAAGAACAGATAAGAACAAATACGTTCGGCGGCGCGCCGGCCCCAGGCCAGGGCGCGACCGCCTCACTACAAAGAAATCATCATAATGTTGCGACGGTCGCCCAAGCCTCCGGCGGCGACACGCCACAATGCCAGCAACACACAACACACTACGAAACCCAATGCGAAACCTGCTACGCTGAACTAAGGAGAAAGGACACAACATGAACACTCCACAATCACCAAAAGTCATTGGTGCATACAAACACCTACTACTCCAGCTCGAAAAAGTAAACGCAATAACCGACGGAGACCGCGAACACCTAATCCGCGAATACATCAGAGGCCGCATCGACAGTTTCGGACACCTAGCCGAATACCTGCTGGCCACAGGATCCATAGGAAACCACAACCACGACCAAATCATTCAATATGGTCGTCGCTACGGCGAAAACAGATAAGGAAAATAGAAATGGCATTCATCAAAATTGAGGGCATCGTCGACAAACCACTCGGCGACCGAGGCTTCATACTCCTCGAAACAATCCGACTCAATGACGGCCGCACATTCGACAAAAAATGGAAAGTCTGGGCAATCCCAACCCCAGAGTTCTCCAGCTTCGTCGAAGTCACCGGAGAGTTCTCATCCAAAATCAGCGAATACGAATACCAGGGTGCAACCAAACACTCACAGGATCTAAACGTCAACAACCCAATCGTCAAAATCCTACGCGGACCCGAAGTAGCCTCACCCGACGTAAACAACGAATGGGCTACACCACCCAGCAACCAGGTGGCACCGTTCTAATGGTCAAAATCAAATCGTACAAAATGCGCATGTACCAACGACGACTCTGGCAACAACGCGGAATCATCGTCATGACCGGTGCAACCATCTGGGCAGTCATCGCCATCATCATCGTCCTCGCAGTAAAGGCCGCCCAATGAAAACACTCGACGACATATTCAACGACGTACCACCACCCACAGGCAAACAATGCCGACTCGCCGCATGGCTCACCACACTAACCCAAGACGACCAAACATCATTCTGGAAAGCCATGGACAACGAACAAATCCCCACACGCCACATCTGGCGCACCATCCGCGCAATCGGATGCCCCAACCAAGAATCATCCGTACGATCACACAGACGAGGCGAATGCCGAACCTGCGAAAGGAACATCACCAATGGCTAGCATGTACAACATCGAAAAAATGATAGACGCAATCAATCTACAACTCGCAGTCGTATGCAAAATAATCGGCATCGACCCAATGCCAATGCCCAACGAACAAAACTACGACCCAGTAGCCGCACAAGCACAACTCGAGGAGCTAACCGACCCCGATGCTTGACGAACTGTTGAATACCCCACAGCCCCCGAGAACTCCTGACACTCGGGGTGCTGCGGTATTCACACAAGAATGGAACGCCACAGGCGACGAATCCATAGTCACCGCCATAACCGACAGTGAGCTCGCACACGAACAACTACACGACTTCATCACCGGACGAGGCGGAACAATCCCCGACGGTTATGTGGCCACAATGCTCACAGCCAAATACAACCCAAACGCCTGGACACGCGACATCGCCAAAGACGACGATGGCAAAAAGACACCAGCAGTCACACGTGGCGCATGGTCATACACATTCAA